ATGCCCAAGGAGGAGCTCTCCAAGGAGATCGCCATGGGTGTTGAGCAGATCATTGTCGGCCGCAATAAGACGCGCCACGGCTACAACGGCCGGATGCGAGCCCTACACGGACACGAGGGCGACATCCCGAACCCTGGCGAGCGTGTGATCTGCCTACGGAACAACCACGAGATCGGCCTGCTCAACGGCTCCATCTGGAATGTCACAGAGGCCATGGCGCTCGACGAGGACCGGCTTCTGCTGAGCCTTGCTGGTGAAGACGGCACCGAGCAGCATTGCGAGGCTCATGCACACTACTTCCAGGGCAGGGAGGACAAGCTGTCGCCCTGGCTCAAGCGCGAGGCCGAGGAGTTCACCTATGGCTACGCCATCACCGGTCACAAGTCCCAGGGCTCCCAGTGGGCAAGCGTGCTCGTCATAGACGAGGGCTGGTGCTTCCGGGATGACCGCTGGAAGTGGCTCTACACTGCGGTGACTCGCGCGGCGAACCGCGTGGTCGTTGCCTACACCTGACTTCATGCCATAGGTTAATCCTTCCCGATCACCCCCACACAAGCCGAGGTAGATGCAATGAGTGGACCGACGTTGCCAATTTCCCAAGAGATCCATGCCACCAAGTACCGGGGCAAGCACGAGAGCTTCCGGGAGGCGATGAACCGTATCGCCAACGCGCTCCGTGACGACGAGATTCACTTCAAGGTGTTCCGGGAAGTGCTCCTGGACATGCGCTTCGCCCCTGGTGGCCGCGTTCAGGCGTCGATGGGCAGCATCAAGGCGGTCACCCCCTACAACTGCTTCGTCTCCGGCACCATCGAGGACAGCTTCGTCGAGGGCCACGGCAACATCATGGACCGCGCCAAGGAGGCAGCGGCCACCATGCGGCAAGGCGGCGGCATTGGGTACGACTTCAGTACCCTCCGGCCGCGCGGTGCTCTCATCAAGAAGCTGGGCAGCGCGAGCAGCGGCCCGCTGGAGTTCATGAAAATCTTCGACGCGGTGTGCAAGTGCGTCGCCTCCAGCGGTCATCGGCGCGGGGCACAGATGGGTGTCCTCCGTGTGGATCACCCGGACATCGAGGACTTCATCCACGCAAAGCAGGACCAGACCACGCTCAGCGGCTTCAACATCAGCGTCGCTGTTACCGACAAGTTCATGGAGTGCCTGGACAGCGGCAAGCCTTTCCCGCTCAAGTTCGGCGGGCAGATCTACCGTGAAGTGGACCCGGTGGCGCTCTGGGAAGCCATCATGCGTTCGACCTGGGATTGGGCCGACCCTGGTGTGCTGTTCATCGACACCATCAACAAGATGAATAATCTCTGGTATTGCGAGAACATCGTTGCAACCAATCCGTGCGGCGAGCAACCTCTGCCTCCTTACGGAGCCTGCCTCTTGGGCTCGTTCAACCTGACCCGCTATGTCGTGCGCAAGAGCTCGGCCGTGCTGGTGGGAGAACCGGCCTGGGAGTTCGACTACGACATGCTCGCCAGCGATATCCCGGCTGTCGTGCGGGCCATGGACAACATCGTCGATCGCGCCAAGTACCCGCTCTACGAGCACGAGAAGGAGGCCAAGTCCAAGCGACGCATGGGCCTCGGCGTGATGGGGCTGGCCAATGTCGGCGAGGCCATGGGGCTGCCCTACGGCACTCCGGCCTTCGTAAAGTGGGCCGACCGGCTGCTCGCCTTCATCAATCGGCACTGCTACCTCGCCAGCATCGAGCTCGCCCGGCAGAAGGGCAGCTTCCAGCTCTATGACCGCGACAAGTACCTCCAGGGCGCATTCATCCGGTCCCTGGATGGCAGCGTCCGTGAGGGCATCGCAAAGCACGGCATCCGGAACAGCCACCTGACCAGCATCGCCCCGACTGGCACGATCAGCCTGTCGTGCGACAACGTGTCGGGCGGCATTGAGCCGGTCTTCTCGCACAAGTACGACCGGATCATACAGACGTTCGAAGGCCCCCGCACTGAGGAAGTCACGGACTACGGCTACCGGGTGTTCGGCATCAAGGGGCGCACGGCCGACGAGGTCAGCCCAAGCGAGCACGTCGCTGTTCTCGCGGCGGCTGCCAAGAACGTCGACTCGGCGGTGTCCAAGACCTGCAACGTCGGCGCTGATACAACCTGGGAGGAGTTCCAGCAGATCTACCGCGATGCCTACGCCTTGGGCGCGAAGGGCTGCACAACCTTCCGGGCTGAGGGCAAGAAGATGGGCATCCTCACGGCCAAGCCTGAGTTTCCTTCAAACGACGGAGAGGAAGGCATGGCGTGTCGCATTGACGCTACGACGGGGCGGCGGGAGTGCGACTGACTTGGCACGGCCTCCGGGGCGGGGTAAGTTGCCTCGTACCTTGGAGGCCGAGCCATGCCGGGCAAAGTCGTGTCTTTGACAGTTCACAAGAACACACTTCATCGCCGCAAGGCGAAAGAACTGCGCAAGGATGCACTCATTGCCCTGAAGGAAATGCTCACTGCCTGCGATCCCGCTGCGGTGGCCCTGGTGGTCATCGACAAGAATCAGGGAACCGCCTCGTACACTATCCAAGGTGACTTGCGGCCTGCCGAGTTCTCGTTGCTGGTAAAGGATGCCCTGAAGGATCAAGTTTTTGGTGAAGATTTAACCAACGACGAGGAACTTGAAGAAACCTAGTTGCCTTCTGCTCTGGAGTGTGCGAGGGTGTTCATACCAAAGCACACTTCAACCTGAGAAAAGGAAACTCTACCATGTCCCTCTCTACCGCACAGATCATCGACGAGATCAATCGTCTTCACACGGTTCTCAAGACGGGCAAGACCATCAAGTTCATTCACGGCAAAGCAGCGGGCCTCGCAATGATCGAGAAGCTCACCGCTCAGTTGCCCAAGGCTGCACCGAAGGCCAAGAGCACCGAGCCCAAGGCAGCACGCTCCAGCCTCAACTTCGCCCCGAAGGATTTCAAGCGGGTGCCGATGCAGAACACTCTTCGCGCTGAAGTTCTGTCCATGCTGAAGCATGGCGCAACCTTCGCCGAAGTCGAAGCCCTGGTTCTCAAGACCACACGCAAGACGCCCGAGGAGACCGCTTCGTATCGTGCCTACAAGGTCATCCGACACATGAACACGAAGTTCGGCTACGGCGTCAAGCACGATCCGGTCACGGGCATCATCAAGGTCTACAGCTAAACGGGAGGTTTCATTGATCGTCGGCATATCCGGCACGTCCGGTTCGGGAAAGAGTACCATCGTCCGTAGGGTGATGAACCTTTACCCGAACCGTGTCGAGATCCCACGGGGCGAAGACAGCAAGCGACCCCTGAAGTATGTCCTTCATCGGGACGGCTTCAAGCCCTTGTCTGTCTTTGGGCACTACGAGACAGCGACAGGCGGCTGCGACACCATCACGACCATCCGGCAGGACCTCCGGGTCATGGCGAAGGAGTGGTACGACAAGGGCCACGACATCCTCTTCGAGGGCCTGATCATCAGTGCCAAGAAGGGTGTTTTCGAGGAGATCCGGGACATGGGGCTGCCCATGTACGTCGCGCTCCTGGACCCGCCGATCGAGGTCTGCCGTGCTGGCATCCGGCAACGCCAGACGGATCGCCACGAGGCCCGATGGGCTAAGTGGAACGCCGACCGGCTGGAGGCCGAGGCCAAGGGCAAGAAGTTCAGCAAGGAAGAGCCGGTGCTCCGTAAGGAGGCGGGCGACTACGTCGAGGGCTATCACCGCCAGAACCGACGTCTGCTGGATCACCTACGGGCTGTCAAGGTGCCGGTGGAGCACTTCACCGATCGGGAGCTGGCCTTCCGGTGGGTCGCTGGCCAGTTCGGGCACACGGTATGATCAGGCTTCGGGTCATAAGGTCAGGTGCGATCATCTTCGTTGACCCGAAGGACGTCACCTACGCTATTCGGCCAGACAAGAATCAACCCGCTGTCGCATTCGTTGACGGCATCACAGAAGCGTTCGAAGTTGTGGAGGTGACTGATGGGAGCCAATGAGCGCCAAGAAGGCGGCGACCACTACAAGGCGGCGAAGGTGCAGCACTGGGATCTTGTCGCACAGAACCGTGTCGGCTACCTGGAAGGCAATGCCACCAAGTACCTGACACGATGGCGCAAGAAGAACGGCCTGGAGGACCTGAAGAAGGCCCTTCACTATGTGGACAAGCTGTTCGAGCTCGCTCGGGACGAGGGCCTGGACAACCGTTCAGCGTTCGCCACCGACCCGACCCGCCACGATGACGCTTGGGCCATGCTGGAGCAGTTCTTCGTTGAGAACCAGCCCGGCGCGACCGAAGAGTTCATCATGCGTATCCTCTTCACCTGGGAGGACACGGTAGACATCAATCTGGCTCGGCAGAGCCTACAGGTCATGATCCAGGAGCAACAGTCGTGACACCAGCTTTCCAAGAAGAACACGTGAAAGGCTTCTTCGCGTATGCCAAGGAGCGCCAGACCATGCTCCTGAAGCGGCAAGAGGGCAAGCTCCCGCCATGGACTGACGATCCTATCCTTGGGCAGTTCCGGTTCTGCAACATCTTCCGGGAGGACGATACTGTTACGCGGTGGATCCGTGAGAACATTCGTGAGCCCTACGCCGACAAGAAGGGCGATCTCGTGTTCGCCTTGTGCGCCGCTCGCCTGTTCAATCTACCCTCCACACTGCAACGCCTCACGGACAAGGGTCTGCTCCTCAACTGGAACAAGGCCAAGGTCAAGAAGGCGGTCGCTGGCCTGGAGCCGGTGGTGAACGCTGCTTACATCGTCATCGGCCGCGCCAACATGCCCAAGGGTGAAGGGATCATCGAGTGCCTAGACGTCATCCACAAGTTCCGGCACGATCTCTACAAGGACATAAAGAAGTGGAGCAGCATCGAGGCCACGGTCGAGCTCCTCAGCGACTTCGAGCGCATGGGTCCGTTCCTTGCCTACGAGATCGCAACTGATCTTCGGCACACGGAAGTTCTCAGCGACGCCAACGACATCGACACATGGGCGAACCCCGGCCCTGGTGCAGCACGCGGGCTCAGCCGCATGATCGGTGAGCACAAGAAGTTCTTCAAGCGCCAAGGCAAGGCCGACCGCGTGGTGATGATAGAACTCATGCAGGAATTGCTGAAGCTCAGCCGGAAGCGCCAGTATTGGCCCGGCAATTGGCAGCGCTGGGAAATGCGCGACGTGGAGCACACGCTCTGCGAGTATGACAAATATCTTCGCGCCAAGACTGGCGAGGGGCGACCGAAGCAACTGTACCGACCGGAGTGATCATGCACCAGATCAAGGCACGCAACGCGCACCAGATGCTTCCGGTGGCGCTCGACTACATGCTGAAGCACGGCAAGGGCGCTGAGTCGCGCAATGGCCCGGTCCTCAGCCTGGAAGAACCGTGTGTATTGGAATACACACGACCCATGGAGCGGGTGATGTTCCATGAGGGGCGCAATGCCAACCCGTTCTTCCACTTCATGGAGTGTCTGTGGATGATGGCAGGGCGCAACGATGTCGCTCTCCCGTCCATCTACGTGAGGAGCATGGCCAACTTCAGCGACGACGGACTGGTGTTCAATGGTGCCTACGGGCACCGCTGGCGCGTTCACTTCGGCCGGGACCAGATCAGTGAAGTGGTGGACATGCTCCGGCGTGACCGCAACGATCGCCGCGTGGTTCTACAGATGTGGGATGCGCGGCACGACCTTGGGCTGAAGTCCAAGGACCTACCCTGCAACGTGCTGATCCTACCGCGCATCGTCAATGATGCCCTGGACATCACGGTCGTCAACCGTAGCAACGACCTCGTCTGGGGCGCGCTCGGTGCCAATGCTGTCCACATGAGTTTCCTCCAGGAGTGGATGGCCACGGCAATCGGTGTGGACGTGGGGCGCTATTTCCAGTTCTCCACGAATATGCACCTTTACGTGAAGACCCACATCGACCTCGCCGAGACGCTGGCCAGTACCGAACCGGCGCTCTGCCCCTATGAAGTCGAGGGCCTGATTCCGTTCCCGGTGATGATGAAGACCAACCCGGCTGAGTGGATGAGCGAGCTTGCCATGGTGCTCGACGAGGGCACCAAGGTCATCGGTCTCAAGGAGCCGTTCTTCCGGCGTGTGGTCATCCCGCTGATGGATGCCTGGGACCACTACAAGAACGACGATCTGTCTATGGCGCTCGCCATGGCCTTCGAGATCCAGGACCCGGCTTGGGCCAAGGCTTGCCGCGAGTGGCTGGAGCGCAAGCGCTACGCCAAGGCGCGGGCGGCACGACAGAAGGATGACGGAGTGTTCTATGAAGCCTGATTGGC